ATTACTCAGACCTGCGAATGTGTCTAGTGTAGTGCCATTATCCTCTATTCTCAAGAATGAGGGTAGGAAGTAATGGACTTATACCAGGCTCCTGAAGCGTACTCTCGTGTTATACATTATGATGAAGTAAAAGAAGTACAGATAAGACTTACCATCAATACTTTTCGAGGCGTAGAATATATGCACCTGCGTAAATACTATATGGACTTCGAAGAAGAATGGAAACCAACACCCGAAGGAGTAGCAATGCCTCTTGATCTTTCTAACTCAAGAGAGATGTTTGCAGGCTTGATAGAGATACTGTCTCTAGCAGAGTCTAAAAGTTTGATTGAAGAACACTTTTCAGATCTAATTCAGGATATGTATAAATAGTTCTTGACAATCTTGCTAAAGTTCCGTATAATATACTTTCTTATTTAGGAGAATACCATGCAGAGCTTTTTAGACAAGATGAGCCAGTTGTACTACGAAGGTACCCCCGCTATCTCTGATGCGGAGTTTGACCTTCTAGCAGACAAGCACAACTATACTAAAGTGGGCTACACTGTTACAGATGCTGTAAAGCACGCGTACCAGATGTACTCTCTTCAGAAGTGCTTTGACATCAACGATGCTCCTCTGCCTATTGACGAATGTATTGTTACCCCTAAGTTGGATGGTGCAGCAGTATCTCTTCTGTATGTTGACGGCAATCTTGAACTCGCTCTCACTCGTGGGGACGTTCTTCAGGGTCGTGACATTACAGATAAGATGCGTCAGTTAGTCCCTAATGAGTGCAATGATACTGGACTCATGCAGATTACTGGCGAAGTTGTTGCTCCAAGTAGTGTACCTAACTCTCGTAATTTCGCTTCGGGGTCGCTCGGACTTAAAGGATCTTCGGGTCTAGAAGAGTTCAAGAAACGCCCGTTAGTATTTGTAGCATACGATGTTACACCAAGTTGGACTGCTAATTATGCTTGTGGCCTTGAGCTACTACATAAGATGGGTCTAAATGTGGTTACTCGCTTTAAAGCAGATGCCTATCCTCAGGATGGCAAAGTATATCGTCTCAAGTCAAATGCAAAATTCGATGCGTTAGGTTACACCGCTAAACACCCACGAGGTGCCTTTGCTCTGAAAGAGCGGGTCGCGGGAGTGGAGACCACGCTGTTGGATGTAGTATGGCAGTTGGGTAAGAGTGGAGTTGTTAGTCCAGTAGCTATCTTAGAACCTTGTGTTATAGGTGAAGCTACAGTTGCTAGAGCAACTCTGCACAATATTGAGTACATACGCGACCTTGATCTTGAGATAGGTTGTAAGGTAGAGGTTATCCGCTCTGGCGAGATCATACCTCGGATTGTTAGGAGATTAGATTGATTGCTACCTGCAAAAAAATAATTCTTGACAGAAACCTTAAAAGTCCGTATAATACTATTTCAATTTCAGAGGAATCACGATGACCATTATCGAAGCCCCAACAAACTGCCCTAGCTGTAGTTCGGTGTTAGAAAGTGTTAATCATCTTCTGTATTGTAAAAATCCACTTTGTGGTGAGAAAGTTGCAAAACTTATCGAACACTTTGCAAAGACTTTGAAGATCAAAGGTCTTGGCCCTGCTACTATTGCTAAACTAGATATTGTCTCCCTAGAGGAACTTTATGATAGAAGCGTAGAAGACATCGCCGAGTCACTAGGCTCAGAGCGACTTGCTGTAAAGTTAGTAGATGAGTTGCAACGCTCTCGCGGTGCTCCACTTAACGTGTTGTTGCCTGCATTTAGTATACCTCTCATTGGTAAATCAGCATCGGAAAAACTATCCAAAGTCTGCGAAGACATCGAAGATATAGACTACGATATGTGCCGACAGGCTGGACTTGGTGAGAAGTCTACTGCTAATTTGTGTGAATGGCTTGAGAATGAATATTACCAAGTATCATTATTACCTTTTAGCTTCAAGTTTGAGAAGACTCAAACAACAAACATAACCCACGGCACGGTTTGTATTAGTGGTAAACTTACCAGTTACAAAACGAAAGCCGAGGCTCATAACAAACTACAAGAGCTTGGTTATGCGGTCAAGACGAGCTTGACTAAGGATGTCACCATCCTAGTAAACGAAAGCGGAGTTGAATCTGCGAAAACTAAGAAGGCCAGAGATGCTGGCGTTCAAATCATAACTAACCTTTTAGATTTTATTGGAGAATAATAAAATGGCACTACCCAAGTGGACTGACGAGCGTACTACCGCTCTTACTGATTTTGTCGGTGGCGAAAGCCCCGTATCCCAAGCTACTGTTGCAGAAGCAGCAGTAAACCTTGAAACCTCTACTCGTTCTATCTCTAGCAAATTGCGCAAGATGGGTCACGATGTAGAGCTGGCTTCTGCCAGTGCTTCACGCGCATTTACTGATGCTCAAGAAGCTACCCTTGCAGCTTTTGTCTCTGACAACAGCGGCACTTACACTTATGCTGAAATCGCTTCTCACTTTGAAGATGGCGCATTCTCAGCTAAGTCAATCCAAGGCAAGATTTTGTCTATGGAACTGACTGGCCATGTTAAGCCAGCTCCTAAAGTTGAGTCTGTTCGCACTTACTCAGCTGACGAAGAAGTTACTTTCATTGGCATGGTCAATGATGGTGCTTTCGTAGAAGCTATCGCTGATGCACTTGACCGTTCAGTAAACTCTGTACGTGGTAAAGCTCTTAGCTTGCTCCGTTCAGGCGACATTGACGCTATCCCTAAGCAGGAAGTTACTAAAGGCGCTTCTAAGGAAGATCCTTTGGCTGACATCGCTGACATTGGTAGCCAGACTGTCGAAGCTATCGCAGAGCAAATTGGTAAGACCGCCCGTGGCGTTAAGACTATGCTCACCCGTCGTGGCCTTTCAGCCGCTGACTATGATGGCGCTTCTAAGAAAGAAAAAGCTTCAGCTTAATCCTTCTTAGTTACACACAAGGGTAGGCTCTTCGGGGTCTACCCTACATTTTAGATTTGAAATCGGGAGACTTTCAATTGAACATAGCTAGTGCGCTTATTAAGCAAGTGCTTACACTACAGGACTTTCAGACCTGGAGTGTAGCGCATAAGCAATACTTTGCAACTGAGTATCATAGTCTGTATAAGATTATTGATAAGCATTGTGAAGAGTTCCATAGAATGCCTACGATTGAAGATCTAAAGTTTGAGATTCGTGATTCAGCTACTCGTGAGAAACTGTACGCAGTGGAAGCAGTCGAGGTCGATGCAGATCCTCAGATGCTTCTTGAGTATCTGAAGAACGAATACACTCAAAAAGAAATTCTGGACTCACTCGAAGATTATATTGAAAACTCTGTTGCATTTGAGAATGCTCAGGAATCAGTAAACCACCTACATCAGATCGTCCTAGACGTTGAAGATAAGGTTGATCTCGAAGACCCACAAGAAAGTATGCAACGTATTGACTTGTTTGAGCCAGAAGAAGATTTAGCCAGGTATATGGCCCTCGGACTCAATGAAGAGTACGACCACGACATAAAGTTCTCTCCTAGAGATCTTGTTATGTTCGGTGGTAAACGGGGTGCTGGTAAATCTGTCATTTGTGCAAACATTGCAACCAGTGTTTACGCTTCAGGTAGATCGGCTATGTATTTCACTATTGAGATGGATAGCCGGTCGATCCTCCAACGATGCTGTTCTATCGCTACAGAAGTTCCTTTTTCTCGCCTCCGTACTCAGAATCTGAGTGTTACCGAGTGGGAGAAAGTAGCTACGTGGTGGGCAGGTCGCTATGTTGATGGACAAGACCGCTTGAAGGAGTATAGACAACACCGTGACTTTGAGAAGTTGCATACATCACTAAAAAACACCTGCGAGCTTCTCCCGACTCAGCAGTTGGACGTAGTGTATGATGCATCTCTCACTCTCTCCAAGATTCGTGCAGAGCTTGACAAAAAAGTTAAGCCCTTGAATGTTGGCGTCATTATTGTTGACTATATTAATCAGGTAAAGCGGTCGAGTCTACCTTCTCGTGGAGGTCAGTACGATTGGACTGAACAGATCGAAGTAAGTAAAGCATTGAAGTCAATGGCACAAGAGTATGACTGTACTGTAATATCTCCCTACCAAACAGACGCAACTGGTGAAGCACGATTCGCTAAAGGTATTCTTGATGCGGCAGATGCCGCTTATGCTTTGGAGACTTGGGAGCATGAGGACGAGTGCATTACATTTAACTGTGTAAAAATGCGTTCAGCTTCTATGAACTCCTTCAGTTCTAAAGTAGATTGGGACACCCTAAAGATCGGCCCAGAGACTGCAATGACTCCTCAAGAGAAAGATGATTCCTCGCACAAGACTGGCGAAGATATTGATGATCTTTAAAAATATTTCTTGACTTTTTATCTTCTTTTGCGTATAATATACGGATACTTAAAAGGGGATAAAGCATATGGCACTTACATTCGGTAGTTTACGACACACTAGCTCAGGTAGAAAGCGAAAGCCTTTACCCAAGTCTAAGCGTTACACGCCTAAATTTCAGCCCCTAGAAGAAACTACTACTTATCGTAGAGAGACTCCGCAGTATAAGTCTTGCGATCAGGGCGGCCATAATACAGAGTTAGTAGAAAAACCAAAGTTAGCTAGTAAATATACAATTGCACCTGCCTATAACAAAGGTGCTTATCAAGTAATCAGTACAGAAAACATTAAGGATATTGGACGTTGACAGTAGAAGAACTACTAACCTCAAAAGATGTTTATTTTATACCCAAAGGCGCTGACGCTATCGTTAGCTGTCTCAATCCTGAGCACGCGGATAGAAATCCTAGTATGCGGATTGATAAGATTACTGGAGTATTCCAGTGCTTTTCCTGTGGTTATAAAGGAAACATTTTTACCCATTTTGGTGAAAAGGCAAACCAGCTACAACTAAGACGAGAATTACTAAAAAAGAAAATTAGAGAGAAGAGGTCTGAGTCGGTTGGTTTGTCTTTTCCCAAAAATATTATACCCTACACAGGTACTTGGAGAGAAATCAAACCTGAGACATACAAGAAGTTTGAAGCTTTTCAACACCATGATCCTGACCATATCGGTCGTATTGTATTTCCAGTACGAGATATATCAGGTCGAATTGTAGCATTTAATGGTCGTCACACTACAGGAGGCACACCTAAGTACATGATCTCGCCTGCGGGTGCGAAGATGCCTTTATATCCTCCAGTAGATCCTATACAAGGTTCTGTCATATTGGTAGAAGGTATCTACGATATGATCAATCTGCATGATAAAGGATTAGACAATGCAGTATGTTGCTTTGGAACAAAGAATATTAATGAAGATAAATTACGTATGCTTTCTATACAAGGTGTGGAGGAAGTAGTTATCTTCTTTGATGGAGA